AGAAAAGGGCATGACCTTTGGGTGTAGGGTAAGCGTCCCCCCAGACCATAGCCGGTTCATAGGCCAGATTACGGTGGGCTGGGCTACACCGCCAGCCAACCTAGACCAAGCAAAAACCATGTTGCAGATTGCCTCAACCATCCTAGCGAAGGAGAAAAAATGATCCCAATCGGTATGCTTTTAGAAGTAGGTAGCAAGATCCTAGACAAGGTTCTACCCGACCCCGAGGCCAAGGCCAGAGCCCAAGTTGCGCTTATGGAGATGCAACAAAAGGGTGAGCTTGCCCAAATCCAAGCGGATATGAACGAGCAAGACAACCTGACTAAGCGAGCCGAAGCGGATATGAAGTCAGACTCTTGGTTGTCCAAGAACATCCGACCCATGACGCTGATCTACATCCTGACGGCCTACCTAGCCCTTGCGGTTATGGACGCTATGGGGCTAGACATCTCTGACAACTTTGTATCCCTTTTGGGCCAATGGGGGATGCTGGTCATGTCGTTTTACTTTGGCGGCAGAACCTTGGAAAAGGTCATGGACATGAAAGGCAAAAAAGATGCAGCTAAGTGAGCATTTTTCCTACGAGGAACTGACCCGAAGCGAGACCGCCGAGCGTAACGGCTGGCTCAATATCCCCTCAAATGCGGAGAAAGAGAACCTGATCCGTCTCGCGGAGCTATTGGAAAAGGTGAAGGCTGCGGTTGGGGGGAAGCCCATAATGATCAACTCAGGCTACCGGGGTAAGCAGACCAATGACGCGGTGGGCTCCAAGGACACCTCCCAGCACCGTCTTGGGTGCGCGGCTGACCTACGGGTTCCCGGCATGAAGCCACGGGAGGTCGTAGAGGCTTGTATAGCGGCCTCTGTGCCATTTGACCAGATCATCCTAGAGTTCGACTCATGGACTCATATCAGCGTCCCAAACACCCCGGAAACGTCCCCACGCGGTCAGAGTCTAATCATTGACCGGCAGGGGACTAGGACTTACAGTTAAGACGCTTTCTCTTTGCCCTTACGGGCCTTACGACCCCCTTTTTGGGGGTTCTTTTTTAGTACAGCGGGGCGCACGTTACATCGATAACTACGTCCCTAGTCACCCCTCCCACGGCCCTGCGACCGTAGATCACCACAGCCCTAGTCCTAGCCGCCTGACAGTCCTGAATGGCGTTGGCGGTCTCCAATCGGGTCATGGCGTGGACTTCCTTATCCACAATGAGCTTTTGGGCCGGGGGCGGTACAGAGTAATCAACGGGGTTTGTGGCGCACCCAGTTAGGGCGAGAACTATCAGTAGTCTTTTCATCTTTTTTTTCCTTTTGTGAGCAAACAAAACAGACCATCGCGATCATCGCAATCATCCACAGAATAAAGAACCAAATGTCAGCGGCAACTAAATGAGAAATAAAAGTCATGGCTCACCTACCTCCTTGATGTTGACTATTACCTGAACTGGTTTGGCCTTGTAATACCAATACAAGTTCCGACTAAGCCACTCATTAGCCGCCCGCTGAGTTCTAAATGTCAAGTTCTTAAAGGCTTCTTGCGGCATCGCACCATGTTCTATCTGAACGTAGCGGCCTCTTGAATCCTTAAGAGCCCAGCACTTAACTCGGTTCGGCATCTGACTTACCTATTGCGGTCAAGGCTTGCGATAACTGCCAACGCATATCCAAAATGATCTGCGTAATTTTTTCGTTATCGCTAAACGCCGGGGTTCTGGTCAGACGTTTTAGTTCCGACAGGTTTAGGTCAAGCTTAATAATCATCGACGAAATATCTTCCATAAGTCCCCCTAAAAAGGCACGTCCAAATCATCTTCAATCTTTTCCTCGCGCACCTTATCTCGCGGGGCCCCGGCAAACTCAAGCTCATTTAACCGCGCTCTGAGCGAAGTACCGGTCGTTCCGTCTTTGCGCTTGTATTCCTCAAGGTGAGGTTCAGACAGGGTCACAAAAAGGCTCTGGCCCTTGATTAGGTGAGATTGGAGCTTCTCCACGCGGTCACCCCACATGGTCGCAGAGATCCATTGCGTAGGCCGCTTTCCATCAGCGCCTTTCTTGCCATAGTCCATAGCCAGAGATAAGTCCATGACCGGTTTTCCATCACCGGTATAACGAATTGCTGGGTCTTTACCGATACGAGCTAATCCAATTAGTAACATTTTTAATCCTTATCAAAGTAAACTGCTTTGTTGTTGTAGAAATCAAACAGGGCATCACACTCAGCCAAGAACTGCTCGGCTGCGTCCTCGACCACCTTGATTTCCTCCGGGGTGGGTTTGAACTTTTTGATGTACAAGTCTTTGCCCTCACCCATGCGCGGGTCGTAGGAAACGAACCAGACCGCCTTACCCGTAACCGCCGCCTGAAGGGTCATCTGCGGTTTGTATTCCGCAGGGACTTCTTGGTTGGCGATGTACTTCATGTGGGTCTTGGTCTTGGGGCACTTGATCTCAATCAAGCATCCGTCAGACACAAACCCATCAGGGGAGCAACCCAAAAAGGGTATACGCGGGTGGTCTATGAACCGAGTGTCCGTAACTATCAGGCCACAGACAGACTCAAACCTTTCCTTGGCTGCGGCCTCTTGTTCCACGCCCCATTGCATATCGCTGGTCGTGTACTTATCCGCAAAGGTATTGGTGATCCGTTCCGCGACAATCTCATAGCGTAGGTTCTCGCGCTCGGTGGATTCTTTGCCAGACTTCAGGAAGTTCATAGCCGCCGCCATCCGAGAAGCGGTGAGCTTGCCCAGCCGGTCGTTCCACCAGTTGCCATCAAGTTGAAATGGGTTGGCCTCACGCATCTTTAGCCCCCTTTAGCTCTTGACCCTTGTGCGCGGCCTCAGTCCTGACCAGCTCGCGTTCCTCTGGGCTCAGAGCTTTCCAAAAGACTGAAAGGATCTCAGGGCTCGATGCTTCGTTGATCAGCTTGACCAGTTCCTCTTTAGTCTTGGTCGCACGTTTCTTAGGCGTAGCTTGCTGGTGGATTGCGTTTTGTACTTCATTCGCGGAACCGAACTCCATGCCACCCCAGCCCGCAGCCGCCAAGCACCGACCGATTGCGCTGGTCTCTGCGTTTTCTAAAGCGGATGTTGAGTTAATTTGGCTAGAGGCTCTGAACTCCTCTGCGTGGCCCGTAGCGATGCACTTGCCTAGGTCTGTGTAGATCCGGGCTTGCATGATCACCACAGTATCGTCTGCCTTGATTATTTCGGTAGACAGTTCCCAATCCGGGTGAGCCTCGCGGAACTTCTGAACCCGCAACGCAACGGTCTGATACTCTTTACCTCTGATATTAACTATGCCTGTGTTCAAGTTATTCTCCTTAGATAAACATTGCAAGTATTGCTACTAGCGCAAGTAGTGCGCCACCTATTAGATCACCAAATTCGTTTTTAGTCATTTCGTTTCGCCTTAATCAAAATATATTCTGCGTAACGTGTCTTATCGTGCTGAAGCATTATGGTTTTGATCAACCAACCCTCACCACGCAAAGTAAAAATAATGTCAGCTAGGCGTGTAGCGCGGTACAAGTGAATCGCCTCCCAGCTTGTTATTTTTTTCTTGGTAAGTAAATGGTGCGCTACTTTTTCAATCTTAGTGCTTGGTGCTTTGCTCATCGTACTTTCTCCTTGTTTTATCAAACTCAATTGCCAGCTCAATTAAGCGGGCTCTAGACTTCTCAAACGACTCCGGGTCACGCATAAAACTCAGGTCACGAACTGCTTGGGCTACACCGAGACACTTGTAAGCAATCAGGTCTAGGTGCTGGATAGTTATCTTTTCTTCTTGCTCTTGCTGCTCAAGTTCTTGCTGGTGATGTTCTGCGTCAGTCATTTCGTTGCCTCACAGTCTTGGTGGTCGTTGATAAAACGCTCAAGGCAATCATGGTCAGACGTAAAGATGCGACCCTTGCAATGAACGCATTGGTGGTAATAGTCTTGGGGGGTTGTTACTCTGAGGACGTGGTCAACTGGATCGTCTCGATATATTGACCAAGCGGGTGATGTTGTCATTTATTCTCTCCGAAGGTGGGGGCCGAAGCCCCCGGTTAGTTAAACAATACGCAAAATTCCGTGTTCGCCTTTTGCTTTAAGATAACTCAAAACCTGTTGCACTACGCAATTTTTAGAATTGCCCCAAAACTCGATGGGAGTGTCTGCAATTTCTGGAATGTTGGTGTTGATACAAATCGACTCTGATTCGCCCATAAAAGAACCGTCATCGTTTTGGTAAACCCACAGTTTGATAATTTTTTGCATTTATTCTCTCCGGTTATGGGGGCCGAAGCCCCCGTTGATTATTTGCGTGGATCTAAAGTTCTGATGACATTGAAAATGTCTTGTTTAGCCGCGTTCATCTGCTCGCTGACAAACTGGGTGCAACCAAACTCTTGTACATCGCTGAGCTTGCCCGCAGCGCCCATGAGCTTGTCAATCAAAGACCAAATTTCGTTATGAGTCAAAGTTGTTTTCTGTTCCATTATTCTCTCCGGTTAGTTACGATCAAAGTGACCGTATGTGAATAGTAAACTGTTTACTACCCATGTCAACACCTTTTTTCAATTATTTTTAATTCCCCTACAATTTGTGGGGTTATTGACTTCAGGGCTAAACAGGATATAAAATTGAGCCGTCAGCGGAGTGGCATCCGTTGGAATCAAAAGCTAGCAATAAGGGTGCAGCCCGCATAAGTCTAGGGCGTGTGTAGCGTTAAAACCGATGAGTTCGGCTTTCCTTTATTGCACTCTCATTGGTTTCAATGGCTGCTCATGCCAAGAGCCACGCTCTAGTCTTATGCGGGCTTTTTATTTGGTAGCTGACTGCGCGAAACGCCAGCAAATGGAAAAGGCGGGGATGGGATAGAGGCCGTGGAATAAGTAGCCACGGAGCCGGGGTCGACACCCGCTATATCCGT